CTGGATAATCCTGTTAAAGTAGAATCAAGATTTACTGTTAAAGTTTGGCTGGATGCTGCTGTGGTAATATTCGTTCCACCCGCAACGTCCAAAGATTGTGAGTCTAAATCTACTGACCCTGTTCCACTGTCTCCCTGAAAATCTAAATCCTCCGCAGTTACCTGTGAATCAACATACGCAGTAGTAGCAACCTTTGTAGAATTATCTCCTGACGATTGAGTAGTTGCGGTAACACCATTAGCTAAAACAGATGTTGCCGTAACATTTCCGGTTAAATCTCCAGTTACGTTGCCTGTAACATTTCCAGTAAGATTGCCAGTAACATCTCCTGTCACATCACCAGTTACGTCTCCGGTTACATTTCCCGTGACGTTGCCCGTAACATTACCAGTAACGTCTCCGGTCAGTCCTCCAACAAAAGCTGTGGAGGTTACGCTGGATAGACCAGTAATGGTAGTGTCCAGATTAAGAGTAACATCACCACTTGATCCACCTCCATTAAGGTTTGTCCCAGCGGTAACAGCAGTAATGTCTCCGACTTCCGGTGTGAACCATTCCAGTGTGCCGGAAGAATCTGAAGTCCTTAAAGCCTGACCACTTGAACCTACCGCAGCAGGTAAAGTGACCGTGTAGCTGGTGACGGCTGAAGGAGTACCAATACCAATATACTCCCCGCCAGCATCATCTTCCAAACGTAAGTCAGCAGATAGAGTGGTGATACCAGTAGACGCAAGTGTGCCTGTAGATTTAACGCCAGCGGTACTGATCTGTAGCGCAGAATTAGTTGCGTCACCATCCTGTACTGTATCCAGTGAACCTGTTACTCCACTGGCACTCGTTGTCTTGAGTAACTCAGTGTAACTTGATGCAATAGTTCTTCCCGTTAGCGTAGCCATAACCTAAAACCCCCAAGCCTTCTTAATTTGTTTTGTAGTAAAGGTTGAGTTCTTTAAAAACTGTGAACCTTTACTTTGCTCTAATTTGTAATATCCGTCCTTAACCTGTTCTGCCTGTGTCGGAATCCTGACTTGCCCAGGAACAGAGAAACCTTCACTGGCAATACTGCGCTTGTAGGTAACTCCGTCACGGCAAATGCTTTTAGTGCCTGATGACACTACTTCTTCAATCGTCGTTCCGTCCTCTGAAGCAAAAGAGTAAATGGGCATTTAATAACCTGCCTTTTCGTCTTCTTCCTCTGCCATTGCTCGCAGCATGGATTCTTCAGCTTCCATCTCGTCGGCTTGCACCTCTTCAGCGTCAGCTTTTTTCTCGTCATGCTCCTTGGCATCATGGCTCACGTACTCAACGGGTTGGCCGTTAGCTGATTGGAGTTCAACGTGGACACTGCCATCGTCGCCAATCTTTTTAACTTCACCCTCTACTGAGCTTAAACCCACCATGTCACCCACTTCAGGAGAAACTCCTTCACCTGCTTCGTCGTCAGAGACTAATGCCTCCATTGGAATTTTAATCATTTCGCAACCTTTTTTCTTTCTATTGGAATGACCGTGGTGAGGGGGTTTCCCCCCTCCCACGGCAATAATAAGGGTTACTCCACCTTTAGGTTTCATAACTTGATTAGTTGTTAAGCTGTTGAGTTGCTCTTACTACGCATGATTGAGTAGTAGTTGCAATTCAGTCGTAACGCAGTCCAGAACATCTTTATTCCGGCAGTGGTTAGCTGATTGAGCGGGTCGGTCTTGTCAGCTTGATCGGTGATAATCACCTTCGGGCTGAATGGAGACTGACTGGCCAATTCAGGCACACCGTAAGCCTGTTGCCCAACAAAGAGCGTGGCGTAGATGTTTGCTCCGGCTGCGCGGTCTTTTGAGCCGCTATTGGAGTAGGCAAAACGGTCATCGTCAGCAGACGAGTAGACCGAAGACCATCCGTTAGTGGTGGTAATGAACTTACAACCATACAGCGAGCCTACTTCGCCCTTGTAGAGTTCTTCTACATTGCTGTACTGACTGGCGTTCAACCACTCACTGATTTGCATGATGTCACTTAACACCTGTGGGCTGGTAAGTGCGGCGTACATTCCACCTTTAGCGGGTTGTGCGCGATTCACTTTCAGCTTGGTAACTGCATCCAGAATTGCTGAAGCAGACATAACCGTGTCAGTGCCAGTGGCAGCATCAAAAGTGGAGTAGTCAGAACCACCGTCAGCATACTGCTCAGTGAGCGAGTCGCTGTTGTCCAGTGCGTTTCCGTCTCCATTCTCTTTTGCTGTGCCAGCAACATTAGAACCAACCACTGTGTTGCGAGTGATGGTGTCCATGTCTAGGGCAGCATCTTCACCGTTAGTCTTGATCGACTGCTGTAAGCTGTTGAACAAGTCTGTAGCGGTAAGGATGTCAGTCAATTTAATGACCTGACCGCGTTGGGATAGTGACTTCTCAATCTTAGCGAGTGAGAGGTTGCGAGTTCCACTAGGGGCAGTGCCTTCAGTCAGATTTTCAATATCTGAAGTAGAAGGTGCTCCGAAACGGAACATGGTAATTGCCTTATGACCCGCCTTCGCAGGAAGGGGAGCCTTTTCGGCGAACTGATCCATAACCAATGCCTGAACAGCGTAGGACAGCAATTTCTTGCTGAAATAGTTCTGATACTGGTTGGATAGAGTTGTGGTTGTCGTTGGCATAAGCCTGTTTTCCTTTCTGTCAGTTTAACGTGTCACAATGTGATGCAATGGCTAAAGACTATCGTCATGCGCTGATGCGGCTCGCATTAAATACTGCGTTTGCTCTTCATCGCTCATGTCATCAAATCCTTTCTCACCATCGGCTTTACCCGCTGTGAACCCGCCTGTAACTGACAATTTCTTTTCCAATTTGTTGTATCGTTCCCGTAATTCTGACAGTTCAGTAGATGCGTTTTTCCCTTTCTCCGCTTCCATCTGCATAACCGCGCCATTAACTGCTGCCTGTAATCCATCGGGCATATTTGCCACTTGAGGATGTGCTTGCAGCAGCGCGTTCGCTCGCTTGGTTAACTCGGAGTCAGACTTTTGTAGGTCGGGATGTTTGAGCATTAATTCCTGGCGTTTTGCTTCAAAGGTTTCCCAGTGTTTAGCTTCGTTGGCTTGCTTCACTGCCTGATTTTGCTTTTGGGAAAGTTCTTCAACTTTCCTGTCAGCCGCTTCAGCCAGTTTGGTTTCGCCTTCATCCCTAAACCCTTTTGCTGCTTCCTCGTAGTCCTTGGCCGTATGACCATGCTCGTCGCGGTATCCTTGTGTCGCGGCAAGTTGTTGCCGCTGTTTCTCCAGTTCCGCTTGTGCCTGTTCAATGGCTTGCCGATCCCGCTTGTTTTGTTCCTTCACCTCATTGGCTTCGGCCCAAGTTTTATTCAAGCGTTCACGGTTCTTGGCGTACTTGCTTTTGTCTTTCGGAGAAGGGGCTTTCGCCTCTTCCTGTTCTGTCAAAGAACTATCAGGTTCTTTATCCGCACTGACTGCTTCGGGTTCCGGTGGAGTTTCCTCCGGCTTACTCTCAGCTTCAGGTTCTTCCACTGCTGGGTACTCATTCTCCTCTGGAGAATCAATAACCATGCTCGGTTGTTCCCCCGCATCCATCGCAGCATCATACTGCGAGGCAGCGGCCAATAGTTGTTCGGCGGTTACTTCGCCGGATTCTTCTGACATTCAGTGCTTCCCTATTGATTGCTTAATCCTCGTCGCGTGTTTGCAATCAGAACACACGCCGTGCTGTGGGGTCTTCACTCATCGCACGTCCGACCCCGAATACGTCCGATGGTAAATCTTCTTCCGGTTCAATATCACGGGCCAATGCCTCCAGTGTATGAACCGTGGTACGCATTCCGTTGGCGTACCCTGCTTCAAATTTTAATTGGTTGGTGTCACGTTGTGATACCACAGCCGCGTTTTGTCGCAGCACCATGTTCAATAAAATCCTCCGCAACTTGCGTCCGGACTTAGACACAAGAAACTGACGTAGGGTGGCAACATCTTCAGCCTCCCACTCCGCTTCATCTATCCAAGGCATGTGCCCTGAAAGTTTCCAAGCAACCCTGACAAATCTAATAAGTCTTTCCATTAAACGTCTCCCTGCTGTACCACCGCTTCAGTTTGCTCCACCATTTGCGCTTCGGGGGCTGGCATCTGTCCTGTGATCGCCGCCACTTCCATTTGTTCCTGTTCCTCCTTGGAAGGCATGAAGCCGAGTTGTACCAAAAATCCTTCAACATCTTTTCTTAATGCCCGTGCGTTATTTGTGTCCACCTGTTCATAGGCATTTAAAAGTTCACCTAACCTTGCGCTAAAGGCTTGTTGTCCCTGTGGGCTAATCATAGTCCCGCTTTGGGCTGATCTCTCAAGGAACTGCATCAGCACACCAATGCGTACCCGCGCATCAATACCTTGCTGCACCGGAATTTGTTCACCTACCAGCAGGGCAGGTATTAATTTCTTCTCGGCAATAACCTCGTCACCTTCTTTCTGGTTCGGGTCTTGAACCAGTCGGGGAACAAGAGAGGGGTCTTCCAGTTCCAAAATGCTTTTGTCCAATTCAACCTGATTAATCCACGGACTATTCATAAACAGTTGCTTACGCTGAATAGCTTTATTCAGAAGCATGGCTTTACTTACCATGTCCATGCCTCCCCGTGGTTCCAGTTGGTAATCTTCATGCAAAGCAACCGGATCAAGCGTTAAAGAATCTTCCAAGTACCGATACTGTAAATCCTGCTTGTCAAACTGAAGCAACAAACTCCATGCCTGACGGAAACAATCACCCAACGCCTGACGGAAGAGACGCAAACGTAAGTCCATGTTTTGTTGGGATTGAGCATTTATCGACTCAATCTCCGTGGCCGTGCGGCGATCTCTGTCAGCCATGATTCCGTAATCGGGAACCGTTACGCGCTGTTCGGCAATCGACTGCGTTTGCATCATGTCCTTATCAAAGTCCATTGGCGTGTTGGGCATTTGAACTGGGGCAATTCCAAAAGGAAGGATTTGCCCAGGATTAAGGCGTAGGTTAACTGAATTAGGTAAATCTCTTTCGGCTCTAAACAGGGGCTTGTTAAATAAAGTGGACGCATCCATCTTTTCATTCCAAGTCTTGTTCAGGGACGCTTCAAAGTTGCCAAGCATTTCGCACACTCCACGCGGAGAAAACCAGCCACCATCAGTAATCTCATATTTGGCAGAAGAAAAGGGCGGTAGTCCGTGGTCGTAGGGAACCTTCATGGAATCGCGCAACTTCACATCGGGAGCTTGCGGAGAGAAACATTCCATTTCCCACTCACCATCCTCGTTGTGCTGGTACACTTCCCACACCACCACCTGATCTTTTTCAGGGGAGAAAGTTAATCCTTCACGGTTAAGTTTGTTGTCTTTTAATTCATTACTGATACCCGCGTCTTCTTCCTGATTACCGACAATCTGTTTTATTACCTTGTCGCTTGTGTCATAAATTCCTGCTCGCTTATAGCTTTCCAAGCTCATCGGAATTACTTGAGTAATCCGGTCTGCCCCACTGATTTCCTTTGTCCAAGGCGGCACAATAATGTGCATGGGATCAACGGCCTGAAACTCCACCTGTTTCTTGTCGGGATTCCAGATGGTTTTAATAACCCCGTGACCACTGACGAGCATATGGTCAATCCAACTCATTACTTCAGTGGAATAGTTACTCTTTTCATGGAGCTTATAAGAAAACCAATGCTCGGCTGCGGAAGTGAATCCGGCTAGTTGACTTCGCATAGGCACAAAAGTAGCCAGCACATCCAACCCCATAGCTTGCTGAAAGAAAGCTGGCTTAAGCTTGCTAATAGTGGTGTCCACCAAAGGGAAGTGCATGTCAGCCGCGTTAGGCCAAGGCTTTACTTTCCGGCGTAACCCGTCATTACGCATACGATACCAAAGACTCTGCCTTTGCTCCCAACGGGAGCGGCTTTTAATATCGTCAATAATCAGGCTATAAAGGTGTTGGCTCATTTAGACTTTTTACGCTCCGGAAGTTTCTTGCCCTTGGGAGTTTCTTTCTCCCAATCCTTTGCCATTTTAGGCTTATTAGCGTACATCCACCTCCGTTGCCTTTTGCTTTTAAAAGGCATTATCTACCCCGTTTACGATTTCGCCCCCGTTTAGCCGCCTTATCCTTCTTGTCTTCCTTGGTCGGCTTGGTATGTCCGTATTTGTTAACTTTACCCATAAAATCCTTTAAGTGCGTAACTCTGATTCATGCGGCGCATTGAAGATGTATCTCACCAAGACTGCCGTTGATGCGATCTCCGCACCCAACACAACGTCACACACTAAAAGCCCTTTACCACAATGTGACACATTAATGCAATAGCCGGATATACGATTTTATTTTTATGAGCTTAATACCCTGTGAACATCCCGTCTGGGACAGCATCATACTCGGCCATAGCTCCGGCTTCGTCGTACAACTGCTCAAGGGTGGGGCGGCTTAAAGCATCATATTTCTCCCAACTACCCCCCACACCGCCCCCACAACTAATAGCCCCCAACACTGCGTCAGCCCTGTCCGGACTGGCTAACCCCCTCAATTTCATCTTGTCTTTCGGTTCAAGGCCCAGCTTGCCTTGCCGACTTACCTCCACCCGTCTTGACACAAGCTGTTGATGGAGTTTCTTGTCATCAGGCAAGATCACTTCCTTATTAGCTATTGCCCTCGCACCAGTGTGCCACATCTCCGCACCCCGATTCTGATACCTTGCATCAAACGGTTTACCTCCGAAATTAACCCTGTGTATGTCATAACCCGCGTCCATTAACGCATCACACAACGGTAAGCCCATCCCGCCTTCATCCCCGTATATCTCGTCAGCCACTAACCCGTGGCGGTCAAATAAATTAATCAGTTTGCCAATGGTCTTGTTGGTGTCTCTTTCCTTCCAAGTCTCCATCTCCGTAATTTCATTGCCTTTCCGCAAACAAAACACCGTTTCATCTCCTCCAGCAGCAAAATCCACAAAAGCCACATTCAACCCCTCCCCTCTTTTCGGGGGGCTTTGTAAGGATTCCTCAAGTTCACGCAGACTCAAAACCACACCTTCATCACTGTCATCAACAAATTCCCCATAAATCATAGACCGGATCAAAGGACTCTTCTCCCCATACGTCCTCACCTGTTCGTCAATCCAATCCTTGGTCAAATGCGGGCAATCAAACGCCGTCACCGTAAATGTGTCCCACCTGTCTCTTTGCTTGGTAAAAGCTTCATAAAAGAATCCACTAGCAGCCCCAGGACTGCTCATCATCAGTAACCGACTAGGCTGACATCTCTCTACCGCATGGAAAATCTTCTCGTCCTGAATGCCCTTCGCTTCATCCACAATAAACATCAGATTATCTGTCGGCCCCTGCCTGTGCCAACCCTCCGCCTTATGCGCGTCACTCGCACTAAACCCAATCGCCCTAGCCCCATTCACAAACCTTAAACCACTTTGTGTCACCTCAAATCCATCGCCATTTGTCAACTGACTTGTAAACCGCCTGATAGCGGGCCATAACGCGCCCTCAACCTGCCTAAACACTCCAGCAGTACAAACACACAGACTCTCCGGAAAGTTCACCACATGCCAAACCACAGCCGCTGCGGCTACCATGCTCGTCTTGCCCGATCCATTGGCCGCTTTCAAAGCCACCCGACTCTCCTTGTAGTTCAATGCCTTCAACACATCAAACTGCCAGCCATACGGCTGCTCGCCTAACCAACGCTCAGGAAACCATTGCAAGTCATAGGTCTTGCTCTGCTCCAGTTCTTTCTTCTGCTTCGCTGTAAGTCTTTTTGTTTTGGGCTGTTTTGGAGAGGGGGGTGCAGAAGCAACCTTACTGACCGTGGGGGTCCTGGGGTCGGCGTGGTCTTCCGGATTTGGCTTTGGAGATTTGGCTGGCATGATTGACCGCTAGTTTCTCAAACTACCGCGCTAAACTAGAATAACCCACAATAACAGAGCTATTATCAAACGTCTTTAGCCTTGTTGACGCTTTCTGCCGGACGTTTCGCTTGCGCGGCCATGACATTTTGCAAGTTTACTGTCACTTGTGGACTTGATCCGGTTTGGGTTCGCTGTGCGAACTGTGAACCGTTGCACCGTTCCAGCAGCCATGCTGCAGCTTGCCAATTCTTCTGCGCGTGTTTGTCTATTAATCCTAATAGATTCTTTTTACCTTTCTCTTTAGCCAGAGAAAGGGATATAGCCAATTCATTATCACCCTTGTTCCTATTCAGCATCCGGCTAAATGCTGCCTCACTAATCCCCAGGAGACTTGCAATCCTACCTTGAGGGAATCCCACGCTCAAAGCCTGTTTAGCCTCGTCAAGCTGCTCATCTGTTAGTTTCAAGGCAATTGGCTTGCGACCTGTCTTTGGCTTGGCGAGCTTCTTTGAAACGGGTTTTACTACCTTAATTGACATAATAAAAGCAAAGGAGTTTTAGTATCTAAGGACGGGAAGGAAAAGCCAATTATTCAATTAATCATTAATTGCTGTTAATAACGTGACACAATTAATGACGAAAAAGATATTGACGGGAAAGGAAATCCATGAGACTTTGATCTGAGCCGGTTGGAATGACTCAGCCGGTTAATGAAAGACTAGGACTATGTTAAACACTCTACAGATTAAAAAACGCATAAAGCAACATGACCAAAACGGCACTTATTATCCTGATGCATTTCCTGAATGTACACCCGCTGACATTACCACTCCGCATGAGAGAGAAGAGCTTGGTTGCGGAGATATTGAAAAAGGAAACCAGCTTGTTTGGGATGTTATAAACAGTGTAAATTCTATTTCAGATTATTAATCTTACAATCTGCTTTTCCATTGGGAAGGCGGACTTGTGTGATTAATAAAAACCAAAACTAGGACAATGAAAGCATTAAAATACTATCAGGATATTGTAAGCCAAGCTGGAAAGTTTGAACTTGAGAACCCCATTACCCCATATTTGTATGAAATTTCCCTTGATGGCGATGGTGAAGTGATTTGCTGCCAAGAAGATGGGCATGGAATTTGGGCGGTCAGATTTGATTTAACCTATGAAGAGCTAGAACATTTTAATCTAGATTTACCTGAACTAATCTTAGTTGAAGACTCACAAGGGTTTGTCATGTCCATGACCCCAAACAAATTTAAAGAATGGATCGGCGAAGATAAAGTTGCTGAGTTAACAATTTAACCAAAAACAAAACAAAACTAGGATAAACCAATGAAAATACCAAAAAACTGTAAGTTAGAGAAAGTAGTTTCAAAAGATGAAACACGTGAGCCGTTGCAATCAATTTTGATTGAATCCAAAGACGGTCAAAACAATGCCGTTGCCACTGATGGCCGCCGGATGGCAATTGTACCCATTGAGATAGCTGAGGAAGATCAATTGGACGGTCAAAAGCTAATGACTCCCAAGGCATTGATTGAGGCAAGGAAACAAGCCAAAAAGGCTAAAGAAAGCACAATTGGCTTAAATGGTGCGGCTATGATGCCTAACGGGGAAGTTTACCCATTAAGAACAGATTTAAAATATCCTTTCTGGCAAAATGTTGTTCCCCAAAATACTGGCGGCGGGGATTATCAAACAATTAGCTTTAATGCCAAATTTCTTTATGAGTTAGCCCAAGCCATAGGTTGCCCCAATGATTGCGTTACATTGCAAATTGAAACAAATCCGGCGGGCAAACTAGATGCCAGCCGCCCTTTAATCATTGAAGAAAAGACAACAGGCGGGAAAGGAATTTTAATGCCTACCCGAGATTAATCCTACAACTACAGCCACCAGCATTCCTGGTGGTTGCATTGTGTGATTAAGCACAAACCTAGTCAGGTAAATCCATAGGGAGCCGGACTGACTAGGACAGAACAATCCGGCAACGTGCTACCAACACGCCCCTATGGGGAAAAAATACTAGGATATGAAAACTACACAAACAAGCGCGGATTATTCCGCAATTCTATCAGAAATCACCTCAACTCCTGTTGAGGATATAACCCCAGAAAATTATGACCATTACGGTTTGCAAGTCTTTGACTGTGACGGCGCTGAATATGCCATTGGCACGGATGAGGAGTGCGATAAGGCTTGCGCCGATAATATCCGAGAATCTGTCTGGGCTTTTCAGGGCTGGTTCATTGCTGACCATGCGCCGCAAGGCTTAACGGGAGAAGATATTGACGCGCTACGCGGCGACAGGTGCGAATCCGCCAATGACGCTTTAATTGCTTTAATTGAGGCGGGCGAAGGTATGGATTCTTTCATTGACGGCGCAATATCAGCAGACGGGCGAGGTCATTTCTTGAGCCATTATGACGGCGAGGAGTTAGAAGATAACAACGCAAATTATTTTGCATACCGGATCAACTAACCATGATTACCCGATTCAAAACCGTCTCGGACGCACGGATTATCAAGGCGCGATTTATTAGCCGTTGCGTGGAGTCCGGCTATTCAATCCGGCGCGGCGAGCTATGCGCGTATGACCCCCGCACGCGGAGCATTTACCATATTACCAGCCCCACGGGGCAAAGAATCTTTCACCAGGAACAAAACTAAACTATTAGAATTATGAAGCCTTTAGAACATTTAGAAGAAAACACCTTGCGATACCTACAAAAATGGACACGGCCCGATAGCTATGGGGGCACGGAATGGCAGAATCACTATGTTTTTGTCGGTCAGAATAGAGACTCAGACGCTTTGGAGCGTAGCAATTTCGCTTGCGCGGTCAAAGCCATGGAGAAAATTTCTCCAGAGTATAGCGGCGAATTAACTTGGGGAGATGATAGCGGCAAGGTTGAGCCTTGGACAATAGTCCGAGAAGGCCATTGGGCTTGCGGCTGGATTGAATGGATTGCTATTCATAAAAACGCGGCAAAGCATTTAGAAGTGGCGGCTGAAATTGCTTGCGCTTTGGAAGATTACCCCGTGATTGATGAGGGACACTTTTCGGAGCTTGAAAGTGAAGAGGCAGATACCGTTTGGCGGGATTGCTATGACGTTAAAGACCGCGTGGAATATATCCGAAAATTTCCGGATCAATTCCATTTTCAGACATGGCAAGACATGGCCGGATGCGTACGCGGTCAATACTTTTCCGGCTACGCAAGCGAATTGCTGTATTAACCCCTTTAACCCAAACCAAAAACCAATTAAAATAAACTTATGAAAACACAAGACGCAAAAACTTATATGAAAACCAAAGCAAACCGTTTGCTTTGGTACAGTGAAGCAACCGGAATTGATATTTCTGAAAGCCCTGTAGCACAAATCGGATACCATGACGGTTTTCTTTATGTGCTGGACTGGGACGGTATCTGCGGGAGGCCGGACAATTTTATTTCGGCCTATAACGTGGAAAACATTTATGGCGAAGTGGAGTTTGATACCACTATTGAGGATGCTGAGAAAAAAATGCCCAAACTTAATTGGAGAAGAAAGAAACCCCTAAAAGATTAACCCCTTTCCCCCGTTCCTGGGGGAATGTCCTAGTCGGGTCGCTGGCGAAAGCTGGCGGCCCTTTCTTTTTAGCCCTTAAACGCCTTCTAACGCTTCTAAGGTACATTGTGACACTTTAAACTACAAAAGCCCGTCAGCACCCCTTTACGGGCCAGCAAAGGGGCATTGTGTGAAGGGTGAGAAAGGGGAAACGCGGGTTCGGGGCAAGTTAAAGTGGTCAAGCCCAGCATTGCTAAAATCAGCAGTACACTTCCCGCCCGCGTCATAACCTTAACTCTTCAGCTATCTCGCTGGCAAGCTCTTGCATCCCTTGATGGATGGGGGTCTCGCGCTTGCGCGGGGCAAAGCCCATAAGCTGAGATTTGATTTCACGCTCCCTCGCCCGCAAGCCCTTGAGCCTTTGCTGATCATCGGGGCTACCCCAGCTAATGATTTCTTGCATGGCATTCCTTCCAGCCTTGTTCAGAATGGTTTTGATTTCTTCGCTGATTAGGACAAGAGATTTTTCCATTCCGATCCGGTCGGCTGTGGAGAGAGTTTTGGTTTCAAAATCACGGGGGGATATAGGGGGGCTTTGTTCTGTTTTGTTTTGTTTTGTTTTGTTAGGTTTAGCGGTGCTTTGCACTTGCTTCTCTTTTGCTAAAGCAATCGTTAAGCGTTGCTTGTTAGCATTGCCTCCAATTCTTCCTGCTTTTACGCGCTTTTCGCGTAGCTCCACCACCTTTTTTCGTTCCGTCTCAAGCCGAACATGCCGAACACGGTTTTCATCATCCACATAGAATTTTGACAGGATTTGATCCAACTTTGATGGAGATATGCCAGCCAAACGGGCCAAATACGACTTACTTTTGTATGGGATTCCGTCTTCAATCCATGAGTGACAGAGCAGTCTCATGTAAGCTCCAACCTCCGCCGGACTCATTAGCATGGTGCTTACCAGGAAGTCAGCCGGATAGAATGGAAACTGAAATAGTCGGTCTTTGTCTTCTTTCATAATTGTCTAAAATCAACTTGTTTAATCGGGCATAGATAAAGTTTTTGGGTTACATCTTCATATCTACTGTCTTTTATAAATTGAGTGTTCCAATGAGGGCGGGTTTTGCCGTAAATTATGGCAACGTGGGTGCGATTTTTGTTTAAAATCATGTACGCATAGGGCTTTGGCTTCGCTCGGTCATAAGAATGCGCTGCACACACTATAAAGTCGTCAAAAGGCCAATCTGAGCCATCTGTGAAGTCTCTGGAGAGTCCTTTTACTTCTATTCTTTGCTGGATATACAAATCCCCGTCGTCAGTGTGGTTTAGGCGGTCATTGTAGTCCTTTGACTTGCTCATCGGGGTAATAGCAACCTGAATCCCCTTGTCATAAAAGAATTTGGCACACTGAAACACCGCCGGATTGCTTGCGTCCAGATGCTCTATAAAACGCGCATGATCGCGCTCTGCTGTCTCTTGGTCTTTCATTAAACAAACCTCAGTAAACGGGAAATTAGGTACAGCATTAGTGCTACTACCATAAACTCAAACACTAGGCCCAGCGTGCCGTCTTTCATAACGTGCTTTTGGCTACTGAATTAGCCACAGGCCCAAGACTTTGAGGTGTTTTAGGGTAGCTACTGCGCTCTTGGATTTCCTCTACAAACACATCTTGCAATATGACCTCTTTGCCGTTTGAAAGTTTCACTAAAAAGCTCTCGCCATCGGCGAAAACCTTTTGGACAACTCCTGTTTGGCCCGTGTATGAGCCTATTTTGACCCGCACCTCTTGGTTTAGTAGTTGGTTTATCATTTTATTGTTTTTCCCAAACTGGGGAGCCTGTGCAGGTAGTCGTTTAGCCAACGGTCTAGTGCGGCTTGCATTTTTGGCTCCATTTCTTTCATTGAAACTTGGCTAAACTTTGTCCGGCCCATTTTGTGAGCCTTGTTCAAAATGTATTGTTTAGCTTTAGTGCGGTTTATCAGATTCATCTCTTGGCTAACTCCCTAAAGTGTTTAAGTTCCTTTTTTAAACTGGAGATTTTGGATTCATAAAAACTAATCATTTGCTCTCGGCCCATCTTGTACCCACTTTCCCATCCTTCATTTCGGGCGTTTATCGTTTCGTCGCTGTAGCAGTCCACGCTCGTTTTCGCTTTTCTTGGAGCGTTGCTATTAACCAGCGGTCTTTGCTTTGGGTTATCCCGATCAGCACAGTGTCCACTTCGCTCCGACTGACCTCCTTGTCCGGCATTGCAACTACTTTCCGTGCTATTCTTTCCCATTGCTCAATTGTTCCCGATTTGTGCAAATTGGTTTCATTCTACTTCAATGATCGTTTTCTCTTCTTTGCGCTTCTTGACTTTTTCTTGCTTGATGTAGACTTCAATTTCTTTCGTTGTGTCGTCTTTGATGACTTTGCAGTAGCGCAGCGCGTCAATAATGTATTTGATGCAGAGGTTATCTGGGTCGAGCAGTCTGACCCTTCGGCTCGTAATGCGGATGCGACTGCGACGAAAGTTTTCTCCTTCAACTTCTTCCGACTCCACGGGTTCAATCCAAAGAGCAGATTTAGGCTCGGAACTCTCTCTTCTATCTCTATTCGGATCGGCACTCAAACGACCTCCAACTCTTCTGTTATTTCGGGACACTTCAACTCTCTCGCTATAAAACGCATGTCACGCTCCATTTTTTTGTTTTTGTGAAGCAACACGCGGTAAGCAACATTCTTCAGCGCATAAACAATGGCCGAGTGTTGAACTTGGAAATATTTAGCTACGACTATTAGCGGCAGACCGCTGTGCTTGACCGTGAAGAACCATGCTAGGTGACGAGCGTCCACCCGATCTTCTCGGCGCGACTTCCCCAGGATGTCTTTAACGGGGATGTACGTTTGCTCGGAAACTAGCTCTACAATCTGTCGCATCATTTCTTCGTCTTCGGGCTTCAATTCAGTTTTCATTTTCATATTAGTTTTAAGATTTCATAAGCCACTTGTGGCACTATGGAGTTTCCAAGGGCTTTAAGTCTGTGTGTCCTGTGGGGTATCCCATGAGCCACTCTACCCACAGCGGGTTCAGTGTCCCATTGCCGGAGTTCCGGACTGCCGGATGGTTCCCCAGCATCGGCTGCATATTTCCGTTCACGCTTCCAGCCGCATCCTCGTTCGCTGTTGGAGTGGGCCAGAATCCAACACCTTGGTCGTCGGTGGGGGGCGTTGAGGGCACAAGCTGGAAGTACAACTGTCCCTGTGGTGTACCCTTCGCTTCCCAAGTCAGAAAGCACTTCGTCGATTGCCAAGCGAATGAGTGGAGTAACATTTTCAGCAAGGACGAAACGGGGTCTTGCTTCCTTAATAACACGGAACATTTCCGGCCAGAGGTAACGGTCATTGTCCTCTTTTCCGAGCTTGAGACCTGCGTTTGAAAATGGCTGACAGGGAAATCCTCCTGTGAGCAGGTCGGCCCCTTTCCATCTTGTTCCGTCAAACTCTTTAACGTCTGGGATAATCGGGACGTTCGGCCAGTGTCTTCGGAGAACTTTGGCACAGTAGTCGTCTTGCTCGCAGAACACACTGGTTCTAAACCCAGCAGCATTGGCTGCAAGGGCGAATCCTCCGATCCCGCTGAAGAGGTCGATGTGTGTTCGTTGTTCATTCATTTAAAAACAGACCAGACGCACTGCGGTGGTACTGGATGCCAAGGAGGTGTACCGATGTAGGGCAATGCGCTGGTCTAATTAATAATTAAAACGGAACGTCATCCTCTTCCTTCGGGGGTTCCCCTTCGGCCATTTGAGCGCGTACCTTATCAAAACCTTCTTTAGCTTCCTCTGCGCTAATTGGCTTTTGGGTTCTTGATTGAGGGTTAAGGACTTCTTCAATGTTTAGTCCGATCCTAAATCCTTCTTGGCCCGCAGTGCCGTTGAACCATAGCGGGATTTCATAAACCCCTCCTTCATCCATCTCTATCCTTGCTTTGTACCTCGGTGCTTTCTCCGATGCGTTGTGGTTGAAGAAGATTGTTCCTTTTCCGATTTTTTTCGTTTTTTTGGGTTCCATGTTTGTTTTTTTGGTTATGTAATTCTGGGTAAATCCATCCTCTTGCTATGCCGACTAAAATTATTCGCTTTGAGCGCAGACAAAACTCCTCCCAAGTTTCATCAAGGTGCTTCATCGCAGTCCTCCTTTGCTTTGCAGAAATGACATTGTTTATCGCCTCCAATGCGCGGTGCATCTTCCGCGTTTGCCTTTTTTAAAAGGCTTATAATATGCTCCCGAGCATCTGCTAGTGCGTCTTCGTCATAACAAACCAACTCCGGCTCGTAAGTGGGCTGGAGGATTGCAGCATAGATTGTGGTCAGCTTTGGTTTATTAGCCTTCAGCAGCACTGCTAAAGCCATCAGCTGAAGGTTTTGACTAGCAGGGGTCACAGGAAATGTCCCTGTCTTGTAGTCCATTATTAAGCCTACATCACCTTGTGTTACAATGTGATCAGCTTGGCCTGAAAACCTTATTTCAGCCATAACCGTTGCTCCTTCATTGTCATCTTTCGGCCAGTGGGAAATATCTGGTCAATGAGTTCGTCGCGCTTTGCCGCCAACTCAATAGCGCACTCAAAATCTTTTTTATTAAGCTCAAGTAGCAGGTGAATCATGGTTCCCCGATGCGCGGCTTTGCTGGTATTTTCGGGCAGACCACGCTGTGCCTGATGGCTAGCAGGACACAGCGCGATCTGCTCCATAGCAGACGCGGAAGGTGAATCACCCCTCTCACTCACAGCATTTCACTTTCCGCTTTGGCAGGGACTCTGGCTTTTACGGCCTTTCTCGGAGATTCTTGTTTGTCGGGTCGGTTTTGAAGTTTTTCAGCGTCGTCGTCTTCTTTATCAGCAAGCATGGTGTTTAGCATGCACTGTTGCATATACCTTCTGTTAAAAGTCATTCCTCCCCCAACTGCTTGCGGGTCTTCAGGGGATTTTGCTCCTGTTTTTATTGTTTGCTTGCCCTCAATCCATGTGTCACCGCACATTAAAATTGCTCTGGTAAACTCAAACACTTTTGCCTCTTCTTTTTCAACCGTCTCCACCCTTCCATCGGCATGAGTTATGATGCGAACTGACTTTAGTTTTTCTATGGTAAAATCAGGAACAACTGTAAAAGCTAACCCTGCATTAGTAAGTGGCTCCTTTGTAGCCTCAATAATAGCGTTTATGTCTGCGTACTTTGAGGGGTTCCCTGTTTTTTTGTCTTTGTAAAAAGATTGGTCTTTATTCTTTCTGGCAGGTTGGCATTTTGACTGAAATTGCGATAAAGCCTTTGCTAGGCTTGATCGGTTTTTAGGTTCTTCAATATTTTCTTTCATAATTTAATCTCTGTTAAATGGTATTTCGTTTGGGAAGGGATGGCGGATTCCAACCTTCGGCCCGTTTACACATAAATATCTTTCAAGCCTCATTGCTTCATTGAAACAATCTACGCATATATAGCTGCGCGTGCTGTTATCGGCTGACACTATAACTGTTTGTTCCATGTCACAAATTCCACATTTACCTACTCTCGGAACGGGCAGGGCAATAAGTTGGATTGGGAGGTAGTCCTTTGGCACGGTCTTGCTTTAGTTTTTTCCTCTTTAATTTGTTGAACAAAAATTCGTCTACCTGCTTGGGGCTAAAAACCACGCGACTCCTTTGATGATCTCCCAATTTGTAACAATCCAGCCATCCATTCTGAACATACAATTCAACGCTCCTTATACACACCCCCAACAGATCAGCTACCTGTGCCTTGTTCATCATTGCGTCCAGTTCAATGCCGTATTGCGTTTCACGTGAGCGCAGGACTTTTAATTCATCGTCGTCTCGCACAGTAATTTCTTTTCAAATTCCTCTACATCTACAAGTCGGAACCTTCTTGATCGCCCAAGCCGAACGCTTCTAATTTTATTTTCCTTAACTAGCTTACGCAGGTAACGCTTCGTTACCTTGAACCTTTCAGCTAAATCGTCGTAGGTGAGATACATTCTTTTCCTTTACATTAGTTTTAATTCTAGCAGCAACAGGTTTCTTTACCCTGTTCCTTTTTAGTCCACTTCGCTCCGCTATGTTCCCTTCAGCGTCAAAAACTAATTACACATTACTGACAACTTGGAGCGCGGGATTGTTTTTAAAAGTGTATTACCCTTTGCAGTAATAAAAAGTGTATTACCCCCGTGTGGGCTACCCAAAGTTATTTTGAGAAATTCGCAGTTTATTTACCGCTTTGAAGACTTCTTCTGAGATCCAATATTATCATCGGTTCCCATGTGCTTTTTTAAGTTTAGACGCACTAGATCGCTAACTGAAATGCCGAGCCGCTTTGCTTCTTTTTCTAATTTTCTTTTAAACTCTTTAGTCACAAAGCAACTAACGAGTTTCATTTTGTCAGGGTCTCTTGGCATGTGAAGCACGGAGGTTGCCTAGTGCAACCAGAAAGTAAAAGGATTAAATGTTAAAATTAAGGTTATTATCTATTAATCCTTTAGCATAGCGTATAGTTCGTTCTTGCCGACCCCGCCGAACTGCAAAACATAATCGGCTGCGGTTTTGCCATTCCAGTTGCATGCAGACTTGTCCACCTTGTCCATGTGATGTTCTAAAACGTATTCTACCATATCCCACCTCCGATACATTATCATTTTCATCAACGGAGTTTGGCCCGTAGCATCACCCACAATCCAGTTGCTTCCGTCTACGCGATAGCGATTAACATTAAGATCAGCACCTTCATTCAATGCAATCTCTAGCTCTTTTACACCAAAACGAAATCCTGAACCTTCCGATTTGGCGGCGATCAAGCGATGCAATCTCGTTGAACCTGTAGTCTTATGCCGCACAGCCCAGTAATTTTTCGGTCTTAGCTTGTCGGCTAATCCAGCTATATCAATACTAACAGGTCTCACCAGCAAGTCACGCAACTCCCCAACCTCCTTATTCAACTCGGCTATTATCTTACTATGGCTGATTTCCTGCGCACAAAAGTCAGTACTCCCTTTTTGCAAAGCCTTAACCTGATTATTCTTCGCAAACCAAACAGCAGTCAAAGCAACACCTAAACAGCAGATTATTACCTTTGCTGAGAAAGGAAATTTTGATCTCTGTTTGTATTCATTTAAAAGCAATTCGGGGTTATTGCCAAATTCGTCAGCAAAACACTTAGCTTCTTCCTCGTTTAATGAAATATTAATTTTTTCAGGCATAAATTACGTCTTTTATAAAGGGTAATACGCTTTGGGTTTTTTTGGTGTAATTTATTGTATAAATCTCTGCAAGTGTTTTATTTAAGTTTTTTTACCTTATCGGGCGTAAGTTCCCAAAATTTAAGGGCTTCTTCTTCAAAGATTTGAGAATCATAATGCTTATCAAAGGTTTGCTCAGAGTTTCCCATGAGCATTATTGTGTCTGCTTTATTCCCGTAAGCAGCGTAGTGCATTGTGCCGTAGGTGTGCCGTAGTAGGTTAGAATCCCAATCTAATTCCGCGTCTATGCCGCGAATCCCCTTGAGGTTAGCGCGTCTACGAATATCGGCTGCTCGCTTGTCAATGGCTCTATCCCCTTTCTTGTGACGCTGCTGGCCAGTCTTTAGTTTCGGTCTGCCAAAGTCGGGGTACAAGTCTCCGCCCAACTTGAGCCAAGCAAGGAGGGTGGGGTGGATGTTGTTCTTTCTATCCTTCAGGTTTTTGCCGGAGGGAATCAGCATCACTGGAGTTTTATTTGTTAGAAATATTTCATCCCAAGTAATCCCAACCATTCCTGGTGTTGTAATGTTTCCTTTTTTCTTAATGGGCCTTTGACCGTTAACCTCACCCGCTCGTAAGCCGCCAAAGAGTTGGAGTGCAAAGTAGGGTGCTAACCTTGGTTCATCCTCTAAAACTATCCGCATAAATTGAGCGGATTGATCGGCGTTCAGGCAGCTAGTAACCTTCTTTTTCTCTCGGCCCTTTGGGTCAGTTAATTTTATTTCTGTGCAAGGGTTATGGTCAGAGAATTTATTGTCCTTGCACCATGTAAAGAAGGAAGAGAGTTCTGATTTTGTTTTGCGGTGGTGGTCATGTCCCTCGTTTTTAAAAATAAAAGCCTTAACCGAGTCAGTGGTCATCTCGCCCAAGGTTTTACCCCTGAAGTGATCCTTGAAGTATCGGCCAGTGCAATTCACAGCCCTAACCGTAGTAGCGGCCCGTGGTTTTATGAAAACGCGCTCTGAGCCATTGTGACCGTTTTCGTAATCGCTAAAAAACAAATCCCATAACTCACTAACATCCTGCTCGCTGACAATGCGGGTTTTAGTTCCGTCACGCACCGCATCGTAGATACTTACACCAGCCTCTTTGCTGATCTTTAACGCCTCAACGAGCAGGGCTTGATCGGTGATGGAAAGAGAGGCCAGTTCTCCCCCGATTTTATCGGAATTATTCTGCTTGTCTTTAAGCCATTGGGCCTTTAATTCTTCGGCCTGTTGACGGGCCAATTTATAGCTGTTTTTGTCGTCGGGAAAATACCGAAACTGCTTGCGTTTCCTTTCGTTGCCCTCTCTAACATAACAAAGAACATAATGCCTTCCGTCCTTACCCACCTCATCAGATATTTTTGGTTCTCTCATAGTCTTGTGCTTTCATTATTATTCTGTTGGACAAATTTGGACAAAAGATTTGGACAAATTTGGACAAACTCATTCCTGACAGTGCCTTTTAGTACCGTTAGGAGCCTCATTATGGACACAGGGTATTACCCCGTAAAGCACATTATAGGCCCACAAAAACAGGGTTATTTTACAGATTGCGCCCGTAGCTCAGTTGGATAGAGCGCTAGTTTCCGGAACAAACTCCACAGTTAATGGGAGCATTGATATACTGAATTATTCTGAAATCAAAAATCTGATTTGGACAAATTTGGACGCGGCTTGATTCCGTTTAGTGCCTATATGTTCCTAACTTGCTTAACAAGTGCGCGGTGAATGCAAGTATAGTCACCGCACTTTGAGCCAGTATAAATACTGGTTTGCAAGATCAATTTCTCATCGTCCATTGCAACTAAAATTCCCTCCGAAGTACACTCCGCCAAACCCACTTCTGAAAGCTCCGAGCCGATGTGCCCAGTGGGATCGTCCCAAGTAATGGAGCAACGCCTATTGATGTAACTTTTGGGTATCTTTTTCACAGCAATTTCCAGTGCATTTTTTTGTATCTTCGCCCGTCTTTCCCTCGGCAAATATAAAAGGTTTTTCTTTCAGCTTTTTTTGCGTTAACAAGCCTCCTTAGATGCGGGGTAAGTGAGCCTCTGCACATGCCCAATTTCTTAGCAAGATCGTCTATGTGATACCAACCCTTGGGAATCTTATCCAGCCCCTCCCGCGCATCGGCCATTGCTCTCGCCCATGCCGCTAATTCTTTGTCGCGGGACTTTAGGGATGCATCCACTGACCGTCTATCTTTTCGGCTTGCCATACTTTAAACCCTCCTCCCTTGGCTGTGTTTATCACCCCATAGAGCCACCCGTTTGCCCACCTCATTGTTGCGTGCCGATGAGCGGCGTAATGGAGCCGAGGGATGTCGGCGAGACACCCGCCGGAGTATCCCTGTGCTCCACCATGCCGCACCGCGTGGATTGCTTCAATCCTGTGGAGATGCCCCATCAAGGTTGCACCCCCAGGAGGAGAGTACACTTCAGATGTTACCTTCACAGCGTTAATGGAGGCTACGTATCCGTGGACGAACCTAACTTTTCCGAGAGCGTGGACTCCCTCGTCGTAATGGTACGGATAGACTTTGCAACCCATTTTGCGTAAATGCGTTTCCAATTTTTTAACCCCATCTTTGGCGTACTCGCGAACGAGGCCGTTCGCTGCCTCTTCCGCAACGCGGTATAATCTATGTTCATGGTTCCCGTTTAAGAATACTGTTGGTTTGAGACGATCCAGCCACATATACCCAGCGGTCATGTCGCTAACCAAATCGTCGTAAGCATCGCTTTCCTCCCGCCCTATGCCTTTGCGTAATGCGCGTAGGTCAAACATATCGCCCAGACAGATGCGGTGATCCGGTTTGAAGTCTTTGATATGCTTTTCCAGAGCCGAAATGGACTCTCGGCAAGCCATATCCCCGTGCGCGTCACCGAACGCTACAAATTTTTCCCATTTTGCTTTAATAATCCCTCCACCCGAAAAGATTTTACTTGTTTAACGTGTCACATTGTCAGTAATTTCCTGACATGAAAGCCAAGGCTAGAAGGGGTCGCCCCCGCGTTAAAAAATCAGAACTCCAAGATGTCTTCATTTCTCTGCGGCTAAACGCCAAGGAAGCCGAGCAATTTGCCGACCTAGCCAAGAGATGCGGCATGTCACGCTCTACATTCGTCCGTAGGGCTGTAGAGGACGCTGTGCTGCAAATAGAGCGCAAAGCGCGTCCCAAGGCCAAGGAGAGGACTTTTGTGGATATGTGTAGGTTCATTATTGGTCGGGATTAGTCTTCCTGTTCTATCTCTCCATGAAACTCTGGCTCATACTGGTCTGCCAGTTCGTTTATTTCTTTCCAAATTTCATCTGCATCGCCAGCACCGTATTGAGCTTGAAGTGTGCGGTACACTTCCACTGCGGCTGGTCTGCCCATTAGTTGTATGCTTTTTGCAATTTTTTCCACTGACGGGTTGATGAGAAAGGACTGAATTTTTTTAGCAGTATCTTGAATAGCTTCATCTCCAAGGTATTTTGTCACGCCAACACCTCCTTTAAGGTAGGTAGACATTAAAAATGTTCTAGCTACTTGAGTGCCAAGTTTTAAAGCGTCATCTGAAGAGGTTTGTGCAAATTGGGCGTAAGTTGTTTTTCCTGTTAACGATCCAAGTCCGTGCGTCATAGCGTCACGCCTAGCAGTTGGCATTAATGCGTCAGATAACGACTCAACCGTGCTATACTCGCTGCCTAGTACGTTTTTCAGATAATCGGAGTATTCTTTATCGCCTTTTAAAAGCCGGACAAAACTATAAGGATCAACGACATTAGCCAACTTGCCTTCGGCCATTCGTTCTATGGCTTTGCCTCCAACTAAAATGTCAGGAGTTCTTGAGGTTACATTAAATAAATCATTTAAAACCTCTATTCTAATATCCTTGAGTAATTGCTTTGCAGTTTCCCCCTCAATGCCTTCTTTGGATGCGGCAGCTTCCAAGTTTTTTACTACGCTTTTAAGTTTGTTCGGGGCTAGTGCTTGATACTTAAAAACTTTTCCAAACACGTTTTTATGACTTTCCGCGCCCGTTAACTCTTTTGATCGGAGGGCAGAAAAATAGTCATCATTAGCAATCGCATTCATAGCCTTCTGCTCTGCTGCTACTGCCTCGTCAGCCGATAACTTTGCTGCCTTGGCCCCTTCAACTTCTTCAAGAGCCTCCCGCATAGCTTTAGGAACGCTTGGTTTACCTCCAAAAACAGTTATTAATTCATCGGCAACTTTATCGTTTTGCGCTGCACCTATTTTTAAATATTTTGAAACATCTATTGCTTGTCCAGTGGCGCGGGGGGCGGCTCCCGCCTGAAACATTTCCCCAACTAAATCAATATCTATTTCTTTGCTCCCGTTAAAACCATCAACAACTTTTCTTGCCTCTTTAAGTGCAGCCGCGTCAAATCCTAACTCGGCTACCACTCCACCAGGATCAACCCCATCCATTGATTCAAGTGATTTTAGTAGTGAATCAAGGTCTACCTTATTACTTTTAACAGATTTCCCTATGAGATAACCAAAAAGAGCGTTGTTTACGCGGTTCATTTCCTCGGTATTACCGCCCAACATTTCCTTGAGGTTCTTATACATCTGGGACTCTACCCCAGAGTCGTAAACATCTTTAGCAAGGGAATCTAAATAACCTCCTGTGCGCTTGGTTTCATCAAGAAAAAGTTGCTTTGCCCCTGCATTGTAAAACTTGTTTACGTTTTGACTGTAATAATTGTTTGCTTCCTTCAAAGCCTTGGCAAACCCTTCACCACCTTCTTCTGCTTGATCGTTAATAAGGTCAGTGGTTGCTTTTCCGATGTCGCGCTTTAATTTGTCATCCAGACCTTTAAACATTATATCGTTTCCGATTGAGTTGTAGATCATTTGTTTAAAAGCTACTAAATCATCAAGGCTTTGTTTGTCTCCAGCTTTTAGTATTTGGTCAACTACTGACATATCTTGTGGAGAAAGCCCTGAAATTACCTCACCTTTTTCGTCGCGCAAACCGCGCTTTAAGGTTTCAAGCTGTTCCTTCATTAAGCTAGTGTCAAAGATTGGCTCTTGAGAAGCGGGAAACTCCCTGACCTTATCGTATAATTCTGCACTTTTGTTCTGAAAATCCTCCCTTCTCTTGATAGCCGCTTCAGATAAATCATTAAAAAACATTGCAGGGTTTTGATCTATCCTTGCCGTAGCAAGATCGGCCTCCTTTGTTAGTCGTTGAGTAAGAGTCTCTCTAATCTCTGGAATGACGTTTCCTCTAATAAGTTTTTCAGAACTTCTTTCAGCTTCTTTTTGTAACTCGTCTAAAGCTCCTTCTTTTAGTTTTGTCTGGCTCTTTGTTAATGCGCTGGCAGCAGTAGCAGCATCAGCTTGGGCTTTTGTTAACCTAGCTTCCTGTTTAGCAAAAGGGCTTACAATTTCATCCAAATGGTCGTTAATGTCTTCTAATGTTTTTCTGCCTTCAGTATTTTTTTGAGCGAAATCTGCTACTTGCTCGTAAAGCTCAATGTATTTATCTTTGATGTTTGAAAAAGGCATTTTTGAAAGAGTAGCCTCTGCTCTTGCTAAAGAAGTGTCTGCCTCACCTTTAGTAAGCCCTGTCATTTGAAGCTGTTCTCTAGCCCTAGCCCCCTTTAAAGCAATATCGTCGGTTTTATCAGCAGCAAGTTTGCGAACTGTTCCTTTTGCAGTTTTTGCCAGTTTATCTGTGCCTCCTTGAAATATCCCGCTCATTAAAGCAGTTTCAAAAGCATCGTAACCCAATTCTTTTGTGCTGGCTTTAGGAGCGTCTTCAGGAAGAAGTATTTCTTGGGATAACCGCTCTCTCCCAAACTGTAAACCACCCTCCATGCCTCCGGTGGCTGCGGCTTTCTTGGTTGTAGTCTTTGTTATTTTGTCTAACCAATTTCTTACTGTGGTAATCGCTTTCTTTGCCCCCTTTTTGACCCCTGCCTTTGCCACTGGAGCTAACGGCCCTCCCTCAATCGTTCCTACGGTAAGTAGCGCGTCAAGGGCTGGGCCAGTTACATCTAAAACATCCCCAATACTTGCCCCTTTCTCGTCAGTTAATCCGTAACGTCCATTTCGTCGCACAATAAAACTTCCTAAATCATCATCCCAAGCAACTTTATCTATACCAGGAAGGCTTCGTAGAAATGCTTCTCTATCTTTTTGGTTTACTAGGCTTGATTGAGTTCTTTCAGCTTTTGAAAGCAGTGAAGTGCGAACATCTTCAACACCAGTTCTCAAACTGTCGTATCTATCTCTAATGTTTTGTAGGGTTTTTCCTTGGGACGTTTTTCCTGCTAATCTAAAGGCTTCCTCAAGGGGCATGTTTTCAGGAATGAGATAATTATACTTCTTTAGTCCTTCAGCCGCTCTCATGTGAGCTTGTGCTGTCGGGCCTCCCGTTAACAAATTGCGCGAGGATGTTTTGTTGTATGCTTTCCTAAATTCTTCAGCTACTTTTTCTATTTCAGCTTTTACCGCTTCTGGTGGTCTTGCATCTGTAACTTTCTTTGCTTTTTTTAAGGCTAGTTCTTTGTCAGGAATAGACTCTTCTAAAGGCCCATAATAAGCCTCTCTATCTGGATCAAAACCTGAAGGGGGTCTGTTTTGCCCAGTAGAAGGAAAATAATATTCTTCTTTGCCTGAATCAGTTTTTTCAGGGAAAGCCTGATTCATAAGGAGGTTTAGCCCTTCTTCGTCTTTGTCTGTCCATTGGTTGGCCATCTTATTTTTCTCCTGCCATGTGGCGTAGTTGCCTTAGATAAGTCTCTTCCATGGTGCTTAAAGGTTTTCCAGATTTAGCTTTTTGCTCCAGATAATCTAAGTCTCTCTTGTATTCATCACTTAACTCTTGAGGTTCCGGTAAAAACCCAGGAGACAAAGGCTTTTGATTCGCTGGCTTTACTTCAGTTGTGCCCTTAATTTTACGTTGAAGCTCTTTAAACAAATCCCGTTGCTTTGTATTCCACAATCTTCTGTCTGCTTCTGGAGTGTTATTTAGCTTTTCAAAAAGCTCGGCCTGTCTTGGAGTAAGATTTGACTGCTGACCAGATGCGGGTTTCTCACCAGCAGAACTTTCTTTCCTTTGAGGCGCGGAATCAAAACCGATTTTGTCTCTTAAAGACTTGTTAAATATGTACCCAGCATCCATTTGTGCCTGTAAGGCTTTTCTTGATTCACCGCGTACATTAGCAGCAAAGGCATCTAAAGACCTAAAGTAATCAGCACGGTCAGGTGATCCAAACTCCTTAATAAACCTTTGCATTTCACTTTCAGTAACAGCTAAACCAGACCGTAGTCTTAATGTTCTATTCTGTAATGCTTGGGCTTTTTGTTTAAGCCTCCGCATAGCTTCATCTTCTTTTTCGCTTAAAGTGACCCCCATTTTAAATAGTTGGTTTTTTATGCTTTCATACGGGTTATCAATTATACCTATTGTCTTTTGCATTTTTTCTTCACCAATCCTGTCCTTTAAGAAATTCACATCTCCTGCTAATTCTTCTGCAAGTAATGCTATTTCATGTGATCGGGTTACATCTCTTAACACAGTGCTGTTAGGTCTTTTCGGAGCGTTACCTATTAATTCAGCGACTCCCGCAGGAAGAACCGATCTGGTTGAATGAAGGTATGTAAGCGTATCGCCTAACTGTATGTTGTTATCTAACAGGTCTTTTGGAACCTCTTTACCTTGGCTTTGTAAGTTATTAATTTCTGCTATTTGCTTCCTAAATTTATCTATATCCTTGCCAACCTGTTTTGCAGTGTAATAACTCTCATTATATTTTTCCGAATTCTTTGTAAAAAAATCAAGTCTCTCGGTTATGTGTTTTAAAACCGCTGGGTCAGCGGTGGGTATATCTACACCCTCAAAAAATCTCTTCCTTGTGAGTTCGTCAGCCTTGTCATATTTAAATTTAGCTAACTGACGAACACCCTCAATCTCGCTAGTCTGTGCTGCGGTAGGGGTTTGTTGTTTTGTTATATCTTGTTTATGTTTCTCCTTTTGCAAAGTCAGAGCGTTTTGAAGACTTCTTTCCGCAGCTTTTTCTGCCGCTCTTTCTGCTGCTATGGTTTTTGCTGCTTCCCCTGCCGCGTAAAGTTCCACTCCCTTTGCCACTGTAGGGTCTAGGGAGCGGTATCCAAGTTCACCCGCATTAGGATCATCGCTTTTCATGGGAAACCCTCCCACATTCATGGCAGCTTTAGTAACGACTTCAGGGTTTCGGGCCATTAACGCTGCCCTTATCTCTCTATCACGCAAGTCTGCCACCTTTTGTCTTAATTTATCCTCTCTATCCCAAGCGTCTTGCCTGTCTTTCAACGCTTGCTCCCTGTCTTCCCTGCGCTCACTGCGTCTTGCCGCAGCGTCCCAAGACTTTTCAAAGCCTTGTGAAAAGCCTTGTCCTACTCCTGCCCAAAAGTTTGCCATAATCTATTCTCCTGTATTTTAATCACGCGTTTAATATTACATTAGCCTCCTGGGAACCATTTTGCTCCGGCTTTCTGTCCCACACCTCCAGCAAACGATCCTGCCACTGTTCCTAGTATCTGACCAAATCCACTCGGTTGAGCAGCAATGTTTGCTTGCGTCTGCCAGTTCTGTGATTGAGTGCCAAACAGGTTGCTCTGCAACTGCTGTTGTCCCTGCAATAAGGATTGTGCGCTGGTAGGTTGATATTGGATTGGGTTGAAGGTAGTTGCCATACCCTGTCCCGCTCCAGCCATTCCACCAAACTGCTGGCTGACAGGGGCTAACCCGCTAAAGCTCTGCAAGTTAGCCATCTGTTGTTGTTGCATCTGTTGCTGCGTAGCAGTTCTCTGCATTGCATTAGCAAAGGATTGTTGTCTGGCTTGATTACGTTGAGCCAGTGCCGATTGCTGTTTAGCAAAGTCAGACTCGGCAGCTTGATTCCTTTGAGCAACTGCTTGTTGTTGCATACCGAACCCTGCGGTTCTGGCGTTCTGTTGTTGCTGCAAGCCCTGAAGCAGGTTCTGGTACTCAGACTCTTCAGCCTGATTACGTTGAGCCATAGCTGCCAACTCATCTGCTCGCTCACGCATTCTTTGTTGCGTGTTAAACTCGGTGGCTTGTATGTCTGCCCCGAATTGTTGCGCTCTCACTTGGTTCTGCTGGTCAAGTGCGGCTTGTAGGTTTTGGAACTCCTGTTGTTCGGCCTGATTACGCTGCCCAAGCGCGGCCAGTTGGTCAGCACGTTCCTGCATTGCAGCAACATTGCGCTGTTCTGTAACCTGCTGACCCATTCCAAACTCTGCTTGTTCCGCTCCTGTTCTCTGCTGGATGCCCGTTAGGCGGTTGGCTAGATTCTGTTGGGCAAGGCGAGACTCATAGTCTCCAGCACTTTGCCCTGATTGCAGGAATCCAATTAAGTCAGATAAAGCCTGACGTTGTCCTGCATCTTCAGCTTGCCTTACTGTGCGAGCCTCTTCTATAGCTGCCCCGCCTCCAAAAATGTTTCCGGTTGCTGCTGCTCTGCCTCTAGCAACTCTTCTTGCCTCCTCTGCCATTAACTGAGAAGTGCGACCATCTTGTGCCCGATCAATGTACTGTTGTTCAGCAAACCTTCTTCCGGCCATTGAAGTTGGGTCAGCGGTTAATTCAGGAATATCCTGTAACCTTTCAAGACTAGGTGCTGCTTGCGTTCTTTCCAGAGCATCCATTTCCCCAGCCCGTCCGAGAGTTGGGCCAGTAGTGTCAAGCTCGGCAAACTGTGGTGCTGCTTGCACTCTACCAAGATCACCTAACTCACCTGCCCTCTGGTACTCTGGAGTATAAGCAACTTCTGAAAGGGTTGGGGGTGCATCTATTCTCTCAGCCGTAGGTGCATCTCCTGCCTCCTGCATTGTTGGAGCATCTGGCACTGGTGACGGCTCGTATGCCTGTGCCAGTTCTCCAAGCAGTTCACGCGCAGCAAATCCGGTTGGGTCTGTTCTTTGCAGAACATCACGCCCAATCCTAGCTGCCTCCGGCCCGAACTGTTCAAGTTGGTCTAGTAAAAACCGAGTTTTTTCAGGGGAAGTTTCCTGCTCAAACTCAAATTGTTTTCTTGCCAAATCAATGTCAGACATTCCTGCAAAGTCTGCTTGAATTGCTTCATCTCTATCTACCGCTACTCTTGAGCCGTCTTCATCTAATTTAAAATATTGATATGCTTCAGTAATTGTGCCGTCTGCATTTTTATAGCCAGTTAAAGTCTTTACATCTTGATTTACTGTTTGATTACCCGAAGAAGGCAAATTTCGCCCGTCATCCCTTAAAGTGTACCAAGGTTTTCCTTTATATTGACTGGCCCAAGATGGCTTATTTACCCCTTTAACAAACTGAAGGTTTCCATTTGGGTCTACAGTAAAAAGTTTATATTCGTTTTCAGGTAATTCATCTCCGTCAACATCCTTACGGTCTTGCTGGTAAATTTCTTTTGGGCCAGTAGTTTTTACGGTTTCAGAGGAATAAACTGGGGTTGCTCCTGTAGGAACCCCAAGACTCTCCCTCATATAGCCCTGCTTCATTACCTCGTCACCAAACTGCATTGCCCGTTGCAGTTCCATCATAGCCTGTGCTGACTCAGTATTAGCCGCAGCTATGTCGGCAGGAGAGGGTGGTGTTGGTGCTGGAGGTGCTGATGATTTGCCCATAATTCTATTCCTTTATTAATCTTCTTTTTGCTTGCTCCATTGGAACACTAATTATTTTGTCGTTATGTTTTGGCCTAACCCAAACCATTGAGTCAGCTTTATGGCCCATATCATTAAACATCTTTGTATAAAGTTCCTTCAGCACTCCGTCTCCCTTTGCTACAGCAGCATCTACAAAACAAATTCTGCCACCAGTATCTATGTAGTTTGACTTGCAATCTTCAGGACTGTCAACAAACCGTATTAAAACTGCTCCGGCAATTTCTCCGTCTCTTACCACTGTCCAGTACCTCTTTTTGACGACGAACCATTCCACCCACCTCAACAAAGTGGCAGGTTTCCAATCCTTACAATGGTCTAGGTGCTTATGAAAAAGCTGCCCGATTGCCAATGTCATTAGGTTCAGTGAGTTCATTTCTGCGGATCAATAGGTTGACCAAACGCACTGGTTTGGATGGTGTGCAGGGAAAGCCTTCCTCCGTCTGCTTTTACTTTAAATTGCATCTGGTCAAACCTGCCTTTTGACAAAGTGTTGTAACCTTTTCGGATCAGGTTGGTGCTGCCAGTTAAGGACAAACTTGAATCCAGCGAACTACCGGATGACGACAGGTCTTTAAATAAAGTTATATCTCCGGTAACTGCGTCAGTGTGGATATTTCCAAAGTTAAACTGAGAAGAGTAACCAATCTTATCACCCCACGTTTCTCCATAAGTGTATGCTCTGGTTGTTATGTAAGATTCATAGGTGTTATTGCCGTCTTTATAATCAGCTATGGTCGTATCCGCTTCTGGAGTTGTGTCGTCCCAAGTGTAAAGCTCTCCATTCTGCGTTCCTATGTTCAGCTTTAACTGACCGCTAAACGCAGTAATAACAAAATCTCTAGCCTCCCAGCCTGTCCAGAATCCACACCAAGCTCCCGCCATTAGGTTGTAACAAAGCACCGTGTCAGGGTTGGTGGCTGAGTCCAATGGAACAGAAAGCATGTAACGGTTCCTCCAATATGCTGCGGTACATTTACTAACTTGAGCCTGATTAATCCGGCCAATGTAATCATTTATATTGCGGCTAATAGGCAAAGAAATATCTGTCTCTGTACCTGCTTGAATAGACTGCAAAGAACGAACACCGTCACGCGACAGGAACATAATATCCGCACCAACCTGCTGTACTGTTCCGTCTGCCACACAACCTGTCCGGTTATTAATTAATTTAATGTCCCATTGATGAACTTCTTTAGTCGGATCACAGTTAACCTTATAAATGCTCCTTTCCTTAAACACAATTAGGTCAAAGTTCTGGGCTGGCATTAATGCAGTTATAGGGTCTCGGTCATTTCCTATTCTTAAATTGTCTCCAGCTAAATCCCACGCATCACCATCTAATATCCCGCTAACATAAAGCAAATCAGAGGGCACAGTAGAGTCTGCGCTAGTGCAGAAAAGTCTATTAGTGTGAGAAGCAATAAACTTAGGCTGACTAGGGGTTTGAGATATTCTAACTGTCCCAGTTGCATCAGTTCCACTTGAAGTAGAGAAAGTGACAGAAGGCGGGTTATCTTTATTGTACCCGCTACCCTCATTGGTCATTGTCACGCTAACCACACTGCCATCATACCCCAGCACTGCTGTGCCTGTAGCAGTCACACCGGAAGAAGGGGCATCAATAGTAACAGTAGGTGGGCTGGTATAGCCTGATCCACCCTCAGTAATGTTTATTCCGGTAATCTTTCCAGCAGTAATAGTCTGGGCAGTGACCGGATCAGTTGAGCCTTCAACGTACCTTAAATTGTTGGTTTCATCAGTGTAATAAAAGCGGTTATTTAGTTGGGCAAACCTTATGGTGGCTCCAGACGCATAAGTTGCTCCAGTAAGAAGAGTAAAGCTGCCGTTTTCAGTGATTGCTTTTAAGTAATTAGACCCATCAGCAACTACTATGTACTCAGTGCTGCCAGTGTCAAAATAACCCAATGAAGTTATTGGCGCGACTAACCCCTCCCATACCGCATTCTCACTTTCCCAGTTAACATTAACCTCATTCCACACTAAATACCCCGCTGCAAGACTTGCACCCCTACGAGTTACAGCATTTCCAAACTCATCAAGGTCAATGTTCTTGCCTTCAGCATAAGCATCCTGCGGAACAAGATTTGCGCGGGGAGCACTAACCTGACCACCAACAAAACTGTTGTTCCCGTCTAGGAGCAGCGAGTCATCTAAGGAGTTGTTGGCTATAACTGGCATTAGTTAACAAAATCCTGTGTTTGCCAGTGATCCGGTACTTCAGGAATTATCCGGTTTACCTTTGCTGGCTGAACATTGTCTAAGTCCCTGCAAATCTGTAGTAATGTCGTTGCTTCAGTAAATTTAGCCTGTGCTTTCTGGTACTGCATTGACCTCTCCAGCATATCGCCCTCTGCATAGGCTAATAACACATTGTCAGCCCCTAGAATCACCGGAGAATCCGAGTCACCCAGTTCAGTAAACTTTAATTTGCCCAGCGCATACAGTGTCCCTGCGTTTTTGGGTGTGGGAAGGGGTTTAATGCGGCAGTTACCGCTGGCATCAGGGGGCAATGGAGTGAAGTTGGTAGGATTAGCCCGACGAGAACTTGTGTTCTCCCAAATGTTAGGGTCTAGCTGGAAGAATTGCATCCAGTTAGAACCAACAACCTCTATCCCGTCTTCTTTTCCTGTCTCAGTAAACTTTGTTGCCACCACAAACTGTAATCTGGGGGCTGTTGCTGCAACAGTTGTGGAACTGGGGTAATAAAAGATAGTAGGATCACCGGACAAAGTAAGAGTTTCGTCCTCTGCTGCTACAGATTTGGTTACAACCCCCAGTGAGTTAGTCCACAGGCCCGAATCCCACAGCATACGGTAGCGGTTATTGATAAATTTCTTGCAGGTCGCAACTGAAGCGGAGTCGGTATCGCTCAATTTAGTCGTAACCTGATCTGCCAGTTCGGTTAAAGTCATTGTCCTGCCTCTATTTGTTGTTCCAGTTGGTTAATGTATTTTCCAAGCTCTCTTATAAATTCCGCTCCCTCATCTGTTTCTACAGCATTCGCAAAACCCACAGCATTTCTCTCCGTTATCTCCTGAAATCCGTTCAACTTCACGCTGACGCACCCTACGTTCCCTAGCATTAGCAATAAGATCGTCAACCATTTCGTCTTTATCATCTTTTCTTTTCTGAGCCATCTGCGCTCTTGCAATATCCCCCAAAGACTCAACCGCGTCTATCAGCCGTGGTAACGCGGCCAAGCCTTTGAGAGCTTCAACTATCATTTCTTCTTGCCATTAGAGGCGTATTCTTTCATCGCATCTACTATGCCCTGACCTCCGATGTACGCAGGTACGATTATGATTACGGCACTAACCACCTGTTCAGTTAGCTCTGGTGACAAGTTCAGCCATTCAGTTGCAGCTACAGTCAAAAGACCACCAATGGCCATCCATAGCTTTCTACTCTTTAGTTTTTCTTTCATTCTTCTTTTATGAGTTTAATGATTTTAATGCCTGTCCAAACGCAAGTAAGGAGAAGCATTACTATTTTTAGAATGACCTCCAAATCGGAGAGGGATACAGTGGCAAACACACCACCGTTCACTCCAAATATTTTTAACCATTCTAAATCTTCCATTTTACTCCACCCGATTTATCTAAAGGTTATTCTGAAGGTGCTTCACTTGCCTGTTGCCAAGGGAACTTGGCTGGCAATGGTCGCGCCTTTGCTGCTTCAATTTGTTTGTCCAGCGAATCTTTCCAGCCGTCAGCCTCGGCAACCGAATTAGCTTTATCGACTGCCCAAGATTCTGGGAGATCATCAAAAGGAATAAAGTTGTCTGGGTCTAACGGGCAGTTGATTGCACTGTCCATATATGAACTGTAACCGTCATCGGATTGGGCGGTGAGTCCCGCAACGAGAGTGATTACTACTTTTTGCTCGGAACCATTTACTTCCTCAGTTTTTACAAGAGGCTCTAAACGAGTCCAGTTATAGGTATTTGGCATAGTATTTATTTATTATTGTTGTTTTCAGAGTGACTGAACCTTCTGTTCAATCGCATCTAATCTTTCACGGAGAGCTTTATTCTCCTCAGTTAATTCTTTAACGGATTGCACAAGGAAAGGAACCATTCCTTCATAATCCAGTTTCTTGTAACCCGTACGTTTGCACTCCCTAATAATGTTTGGCAGAACAGGCTCAACTTCTTGAGCAATTAATCCAAAGTCATGCCCCTCTTTTTTCGCCTTATCATTCCAGTCAAACTCAACTGGGCGAAGTTTGTTGATTGAATCTAAAGCCTTAAACTCTTTTACGTTTTCTTTTAAACGAGAATCAGATTCACCAAATCCATCATCCCAATAGGGCGTAGAGCCGTTGCCGTCAGAGAATAGATAATCCATTCCACTAAGACCAAAAGAAGAACCTCCATCAAAACTCCAAGCACCATTACTGTTAATACGTAGTTTTTCAGATAAATTATTAACAAGAAATATCATCTCATCTGAAGATGTGTATTTTATCTGCCCCCTGCTCGCATCCGACGCATCCCCAAACACAACACTTGCGTCATTGCCGTCATTAGATTGTATGTAAATTTTAGTTGTTGTGTCTCTTAAATGCAATGTACCGGACGGAACCGCAGTTCCGATGCCCAAACGATTATTAGTTGCATCCCAGAATAAATCATTCTCTCCAGCTAAAGTTCCATCACCTGTCCAATATCCCACTTGACCGCTTGCAGGAGTGCCGACCTTACTTACGTCTCCTCCTCCACCGCCACCAGAAGCATCCTGCCAGCTTGGTGCAGAACCGCTACCGTTACTGGTGAGGACTTGACCTGAAGTTCCGTAGTTAGCTCCACCAATTCCAAAGGCTCCATTGGAATCAATCCTCAATCTTTCGGACAAAGCAGAACTTGTGTCAGTGCTAAAAACTAAAGATGCTGCTCCATTTCCTCCAGCCTCTCTTAAAGAGTTTATCCTTGCTCCAAACCTGTCAGCAGTACTTGAGCTTGAGGCTTTTAAGAATATGCCCGTACCACCCCCGTCAGCTATACTCCCTCCCATCAACTCTAAACTCGTCACCGGAGAAGATGTACTGGAGTTGTTGATTACCAGTTTTGCATTTGTCGGAGCCGTAGTGCCGATGCCGACCCGCGAATTAGCTCCGTCAAGAGTTACAACCTCTGTTCCTCTAGCAAATAATCCAGTGTAATTTAAAGTCGTACCAGTGTTCTGGCCTAGTCTTAACTTGAACTCGCCTCCACCCAGACTCTCGTAATCTATAATTTCATTGCTGGCGATGTTGTAAGCTGTCGTAGAATTTATTGTTCCTGAAACGTCAAGCTCAACAGACGGAGCCGTAGTGCCGATGCCAAGCCCCGTTGAGGTAATTACAGAGCGAGTTGAACCATCTACACTGAAGTTCATTTTGTTATCAGAA